GAATTAACATTTAGTGAGTACTCTGTGTCTGGCAGACCGTCTGCTGATTCGCGTACAGATACTTGAGTAACGTGAATATCGATTTTTTGACTAAAGGCATTGAAGGACGTGATTAATGCAACTCCTAATACAACTACTAACTTTTTCATAACACGGGTTTTAGGTGGTTTATAGAACTAATATACTTATAAACTGTGAATCCTGTCCAGGATAAATAAAGGTATAATAATTTTAAGCCTATGAAATACGCAAATTCATTTAAATCATTTAACGAGTCACGCGGTACTGGAGAATCCCATTGGTATTACGGCATTGCTGACTGCAAAGGAATCGAATCTTTTGTTAAGGAACCTTCCCTAGCTAGATCACAAAACTTGGACAGATTACATGGGCTAGGTCTTAGCGATATTAGCGGCAAGGACGATCCAGAGAAAAAAGCATTTGGCGGAAACCTAAGCCTGATGACGCTGCGATGCAGAGCCAATGATCAACGTCACCCAGTAGTCTATCGAGTTAAGTTATCAGACTCTGCTGCTCAAATGGTGGACGACCTGTTAACAGACGGTGATTACGAAGAGGCTCTACGATTCATCAAGGACACAGCCGAAGAGGTTCAATTGGCTGGAAGCGGCAGCGAAAGGCGCTGGCATAAAATTCCAAACCCGGACCTAGATCCATACTCTTAATCTGAAGTCTGCCATTTCTCGTAACTTTAGACTCCATTGATAAATAATATCAAATAACGTAGTATTAATGGCGAATGATTGGGCATTAAAGGTTGAACAGATATTTAGCGGTACCAACTACATGGAGAAGCTTGCTACGAGCAGTAGCATCTATGATCTATCAAAGGTATTAGGCGGAGAAGGTAACGGCTCGGTGATTAATTCGGCACCAGAGTCAATTTTCAATAAATTTTCAATTTTCCAGTATTCCAAGTTTAGGAACGGTCTCTCTTATGAGCCGGCTGGCCACTTTATTGGATTTTCGCCAAGCCGAACCAATACTGGCGAAAATGATGCTGCCAATACTCAAGCAACTAACGAAATTAATAATAAACAGGCAAGGCTAAGACAGCAGGCCAAAGTATTAAGTAAAGAAAATAAAATTAGTGACCTTGAATCGGTTCAAAAACAGATAGCAGATAACGTTAAATTGCTTGAGCTTAAAAAGGCGGACATTGCAAAATTTCAGATAAAAAATTCTCCATCTCTAGTAAACCCTACAGCAAAGGCAATTATTTTATGGGGAGCAAAACAGTCCGGATTCAGCGTTACTGGCTTCCAGCCTTACGCAATGACTGATTTTATGTTTTGTAAGAACTACGGTAAAATTCCAAATAACCGTATGATTACTCTTAGACGATATCCATTTCCGGTTGAAGATCAGCTCACGATACCTGGCGAGAAGCATCCTATTCCAGTTGCACAAGCGGTTACTTGGTGGGGCGAAGGCACAAATAATTCTCTCGCAAAGACTGGAATGTTGAAGTGGAATCTCAAATGGACCACAGTTTCAGTTCAGCAGCAGGATATTGAAGGAAATGAGGTGACGGTCGACGATTTAGTAAAAATGTTTGACGGCGTTAAGGAACTAAAGGGTAAGGCTGACCAGCTTAAAAAGGTGTATGTTGGGCTAAAGGGCAACAATGCGCAGCTTCAGCAATTAAGCGGCATGGAGGGAAAGCTGCAGACATTTCTAAAGGGTCAGTACGAAACAAACGGTCCATACTGGAATCGAGTGTACGGCCCAGTGAATGTAATTCACCAAAGTACTCGAAGGGAAAGGGGTATGCAAGACGGCTGGAATTCGCCATTTACGATAGAGTTTCATTATTCATTTAGATCGTTTAATGGTCTTAGTCCAAAAATTGTTGCACTTGATCTTATTTCAAGTTTCTTGAATTTGACCTATAATGATGCGCAATTTCTAGGCCAATTGGCCAGATATTTTCCAAGAACTGGTGTAAAGTTTGATCCTACAACGACGGAGGCGCTTGGCAATATTTTAACAAACTGGGCAACCTCATTTGAGAACAATTCGGGTGCAGACATGGTGAAACTTGCGTCGTCGGTGATGGACAGTATAAAAGCAGCAGCAGATCAGGGAATTTCAATGATGCAAGATGCAGGCAATGAAGATTTCACCAAGATTAAAAACAAAGCTGCAAATGTTGCGCAGACTGTTGCAATTAGTGCACTAGCCGAAGCAGTTCCCAAGTTAATATCAGTTAGATCAGCTCTATCTGATCGACCTATTGGTGAATGGCACCTAGTTGTCGGCAATCCACTTAATCCAATTATGACAATGGGGGATCTTGTGTGCTCAGCCTGCGATATGGTATTTGACGAAGAGATGGGACCAGATGATTTTCCGACTGGCGTAACATTTAAGGTTGCGTTGCAACAAGGTAAACCTCGAGATAAGGTTGCAATTGAGAGAATTTTTAACTTAGGTGAGACCAAGATGATGTCATCTAAGCTGCGACCGTTTTCATCAGCGAATGACACATTCGGAGAGACAAATAATACTGAATGGAGCGAGAAAGCCAAGAAATCATTTAATGATCTAGATGCAGGTGATCAAGATAAACTAAAAGGCAATACTTACGTAAATTACAGAAGTAGAATTAGACGAGCGTACGGTTATGCAGGAGCAGACGATCCAAAGAAGGTTGCGGAAAACGAAATTGATGATTCAATCTTGTGGATGTATTACGATCGTCGCCAAGATAAACAATAATATAGAGACATGCTAGGACTAAAAACACTTACCAATAAAAAAGAGTTTACGAAACCCAACGGTGATGTCGTTGTTGACTTGATTCGTCGAGCAGTATCGTATCTTGGAATCAGAATAAACAGCGGACAGTTATACGCTGTGACTGATGAGACGTGCATGAGACCTGACTTGATCTCGTACATATTTTATCAAAAAACTGACTATGCTGATCTATTATTAAAATACAATGGCTACTCTAATCCATTTTCGTTAAATATTGGAGATGTTATTCGAATCCCAGATTCAGCTACCTTGAATAAATTTGGAGCAGCTCCTACTCTTGCAGAATTTGGGCCTAGAAAAAAGAAATCAAACGTTGTCTTTACTCCCAAAACCAAAAAGGATAAGCGTCGTGCTGAGTATTTACAGAAGAAAGCTGGAGCAGCTCCGTTGGTTCCGCCTAACGTTGCTCTCGATAGCAGCGTAAAAGTGGCAAATGGTAAAATTATATTTGGTGGGGACGTTACTTCAATTAGTAAACAAGATTGCCCAACTCCTATCTCTAGATCAAAACTTAAAGAGACTCTAATTAAAAATAAAATTAAATAATGGCAATTGATAAAATTTTAATTAGATCTACGCCAAAGATTACGCCAACTCAGATTGCGGTTAGGGACACCAAACAGTTCAAGGATGCTAATGGTAATGAGATCTTTGATAAAAAGGCCGATTTTATAGGTTATTCTGAACGTAAGGGTTTGATGACGCCAATCGTTATGATAGGCCAAGTCAGATTACCAGCAGATGCTATCAAGTCAATACACGTTTGGCAAAATGAATTGGTTCCAAGAATATCAATCACATTAATTGATGGACATTCGGTATTTGGTGCAGGCGGCTATCCACTTGCGAATATTATCGCAAGTGTGTTTATCCAATCACCAAACAAAAAGCTTAAGAGCTTAGCTGGCGACTATTTGATTAATAACGTGAGTTCAATTAGCTTGCCCGGAACGTCAACTACCATCTATACAATTAGCGGGGATCTCTATATTCCAAAATTAAACGGTCAGTTTTCAAGATCTTATCCAAACTTAACATCAAAGGGGGTTTTACAGAAAGTCGCTGATGAATTGCAATTAGGCTTTGCAGATAATTTAGCAGAGGCGGATACGAAAGACCAAATGACTTGGCTTATGCCTAATTACTCTTACAAATCATTCATTTCACATATTAAAAAGATGGCTTACTCCGATGATTCAAACTTCTTTGACTGTTTTATTGATCGATATTACACGCTTAATTTCATAAATGTTGAGAAGATGTTTGGTCAAGATAAGGAGTTAGATAAGGGATTTACTACGCTAGTTCAAACTGCTCTAAATAAAAATCAGGTGGATCCGGCTCTAGACGCTGATGCTGACAATTCGCCGGTTGATATTGTGTTAAGTAATTATAAATCAGCAAAGGGTTCGGAATCGTTCATTCATGAATTTTCGTTAGTTAGTAATCATGGCGAGGTCCTAGTTAATAATGGATTAAGGAGACAGGCCTATTGGTATGATCACGGCGGAAATTCTGAAACAAAAGATTCTGATGCAGATTCAGTTAACTTCATTGAGCACTATGCAGAACCGATTACTACACCAGCTGGAGCAGACGGTCGAGCTCCGCAAACAGTTATCCTAGACGAGTACGCAAATGCTGACTCAATTATTGGTGAATGGCGCGGAATCGATTACGGAAACGCTCATAATCAATATAAGTTTGCACACATAATCAATGATCATAACCTAAAAGAGACTCAAAAGAACATGTTGAAAATTAGACTAGACGGTCTAAACGCGAATATTATTAGAGGTTCTAGAGTTGCAGTTGCAATATTTTTACAACGACAAGCTGCAATGAACGCAGCAGTTTCACGAAAGGAAAATTCAGAAGACTTTGACCCGGCTAGCGTTGAAACTGGTAATCCAGAATACGATCAAAATATGGCGGCTGAATTTTATGATAAGGGGCTAAGCGGTTTCTATTACGTATCATCAATTGATTACAAGTACCTTGACGGTAAATTTGAAACTGAGATGCTTTTGGCTAGAAGACACTGGTTATTACCTCGACCAAAAAATGAAATTACTACTTAATAATGATAACTAATCCAAATAACGTAAAGTTTGCAGATTCAATCTCTACAAGCTCGCCAATGGTCGATATGTTCGTAAAGTCGTCAATATTTGACTTTCAAGACCCAGTTTTTCTAACCTTTGTCGTTGATTTTTTTCCATCGAGAGCGCAATTTGCAACAGATGGAATCTCAAACGATAACCTATTGATTGGCCCAATGGATTGGTTTTTAACTAATGCATCAGTTGATCCAACTAGATATTCAAGAGACTCTGTGATTACTTCCGAGAAGGCTCACAATCTTGTTGAATACTGTGCGTATGACTGGCTGACTGATTATTACGGGGCAGATCACAAGACTATGCCTAATACTGGAAGCGACTCTTATAACCCAGCGGTCTGTTTAGGCAAGGCAATCAAAGGACTAAGCACCATACAGTCTTCACCTTGGTATTTCCAATCAGTGCAAGGAATTTCGGACCTATGGAAGACGATTGGTCGTGTAAAAGAAGGTAATAAGAAAGCTACTTTAACTTTTAATTGCCTTGAGTCAGTTACTCAGCCCTTAACCGATATTGCTGAAAATTATCGCTATGCAATATACGATGAGCAACGCCTGTCATACAGACTGCCGGATAATCTAAGATGGTTTGATATGGAAATAAGCCTAATTGAAATTAGAAATTTGGTTGACTACAATACGTACGATAAAACTAATGACTATAAATTATTCAAAGAGGATGCTAAAAAAAATACTGTATCAGGTTTAAAGGTTGTTAAGTTTAGACTTAAAATGTGCGAATTTGATTTTTCAGACTTTATAGCTGGATCAGGCGGCCAAACTGAACATAAAATATCAACTGACGATAAACCATTTTCACCAAGTTTCAAAGTGAATGTTGGTTGGGTTGAACACCAGCCTGTTCCGATTAGCGATGTTAATGATATTAAAACAATTCACAATGGGGATCGTAGTGCTAGCGACTTAGGTAATACTTATTCAAATAGGCTTGGTCAATTTAACCTATTTGGTGGAGCGGCTCAAGGAATTGCAAACCGCATAAATAATATTACTAGCACAGCAATGAGATTGCCTGGCGCAATCGTTGGATCTTTCATGAATGATATACAAACTGCCCTAGAAGGCAAGGCCTTAGGTAATGTGTATGACGAAGGCGGTTTAAATGGAGTAGCTGGCGCAATCAATAAGTTTGGAGCCTCACTAACGGGTCGTCAAGCCCCAGTTGGCCCGCCGCTTACGAGCAATCTTAAGAGCGATATTTACCCAACCCCGAATCCACCGAGCGTAGTTGGCAATGGCGATCTTGGAGACGTTTATCCATAACCTATTACTAAATTAGAAGTATAACTATTATATGATTGATAATACGAGCATTAAAACCAACTCAGCGGTTGAAGAATTTACGGAAGTCTATCTAGGAAAGGTAGAAGACATTATGGATCCTCTATATGAAGGTCGCTGTCGTGTCAGAGTATTTTCGCTGTTTGACGATATTGAAGTCGCTGATTTGCCATGGGCAACTCCAGCAAATAAGCCCCTATTCTTTGGCCAGGACGCTCGCGCTGGATCCCTATCGATTCCAAAAGTCGGTGCAGTAGTTCAGGTCAGATTTAGCAATGGAGATATTTACTCACCAGAATACTGTCAAGTTCAGGAGGTCGGAGAAGATATTAAGGACGAGCTTAAGAAAGGAGCTCAGACTCCAACTAAATACGAAGGAGCTCATTTTATCCTGTTTGACGGAGATGAAGAGATTAAATTTTGGTTTGATCGTGAGATTGGTCTGCAAATGGAGATGAAAAAATCTTTCATTCGAATTGATCAAAAGACGTCAAACGTGTTGATTGAACACAAGGACAATCAGTCATCAATTTCATTAGAGAATAATGTAATTCGGATCGTATCGGATTCGCAGATTAATTTAACAACAGGTTCTCAAGTTACAGTTGACGCTAGAACAGTTAAGATTACGGGCGGAAACGTTGAGATCGGTAAGGACGGAGTATTCAATAATGCGGTATTGGGAAATCAATTAGAAGTAGTACTTAACGGCTTGGCTGCAGCAATCGATGCTAAAATGCCAGCTACGCCAGGCGCAACTCTTGCAACTGTGCAGAATGCTGCCTCCCTGTACTTAGCAAAACACGTTACAATCGCGTCAGACTAAAAGTCTATCCCAAATTCGTTTGGACACTCAATTAA